GCTCACTCCAAACTTCCGTGGGTCAACCCCTTCCAGCAAATCCTTCATTACGCGGTCGGCAACCTCCTCGGCGCTCGTATAATGGATGCCCAAGAAATCGGCAACGCCTTTCCAGAACTTACTCAGAGCCTGCTTCACGCGGGCAAGCGCACCGACAGCGGCAGCTTTTTCAAACACACTGCCGTCGCCCTGCATAATCTTTTGCTGCTCAGCACGCAATCGCTCCGCTCCCCTGAGACCAGAGAACGTTGCAAGCACTTCGTCGGCAATATCGTCATCGTTCTTAAGTTCTGGGTACAATTTCTGCACCTCAGCCCATACGGATGTGCCCTTCATCAATCCGACAATATTCTTCCACTCCGTAGGATTGCCTTCGCGCATGGCGGTGGCCCATAGGTGGGCATACTCATGGATAGGCGTTTCGGCTGTCGCGATTCTTGGGTCTATATAGATTTTGCCGCCGACTGTAAATCCGTAAGCCTCGCCATTGGATGTGCGGAAGAAGCGGATGCGGTCTGTAATTTTCGCATCTTCCTCATTGAAGATAACGTAGTTCTTTGCACCATCAGCACGACCGCCTTGTCTATAGTCAGCAGGATATTTGATGCCAGTAAAGCCCATATCATGCAGCATCTGTGATGCAGCCTTGTCGCTACCCAATAGCTCGTAAAGAAATATGTATGTCTCCGAGAACGGTATTTTAGGGGCGAGATGTTCCAATTCGGCATTCAGTTCCGAACCGTCATATAGCTCCTTTAAATCCGCATTCTTGCGAAGCGTTTCACGTATGCGGTTTACTAAGTCAACTCCAGTATTCTTATCCCAATCCAGATAGTTGCTGCCGTTATCATCGGGGATTTCTACGGTGTAAAGGTAATTATGTTCTTCATAATCCTTTAATTGTTCCTCCCATTCCGAGATTTGAGCTTCCACTTCTGCCTTGTATTCTCCCTTAAGGAAGGGCAGCTTCTCCTTAGCAGAAGCGATATAGTATTCAAGTTCACTACGTTTCAAAGACAATTCATCATGGCTCATTGATGACCCGTTCATTGAACGTATCGCATACCCTTCGCCAATACCCTTCACCTCAGTTACATAAGTGCCCCAACCATAAACCTGCGCACCTTCACCTTCGCCCATGTGAGAATGGTCAAAGTGGTCAAAATCGGCACCGCTGCCGTGGTAGACGCGATGCCCACGAATTATTGGTGCGGTATCTGATTCATCATACGCTTCAATAAATTCTAATGATGGCCTATCGGAACCGATATTTGTAGCCACACCATACTCATCAATATCAGCAGGCTCTGCCCACTCATAACGATAGGCGGCGTCTGCGCCACTCTTTCCGATTGCAGTCTGCATTACATATCTACGTTGGTATTTATGCCCATTCTGCCTATTCGTTGAAATAGAGTTAGAGAACGTGTCATAATCCTGGTAAGTTCGGTCATTTCTTTTGAAGACCATGCCTTCAAAATTCGCCTTTATACGATTCCACTTCTCATTAGCTTTCTTTTCTCTTTCTTCCTTTATAGCACGTTCTTTCTTGTATTTTTCAGCCTGTGCGTTAATATCTTTTTTCCTGTCCTTAGCAAGTTGAACCACATACTCAGATGAAGTATTAAGGCTAATATGTTCTTCCCCGAAGATTCTACCAAAAGATGAAACACCATGGTCGCTAATACGGAATTTCAGCCCGAGGTCTCCTTGTATGTAGGTGGACACACCAAAGTGAGTAATACTACGACTAATTTCAAAGCCTTTAAATCCTGCTTCGTGCAAAGCACTAAGTAGCTCCTTGGCTTTTTTGTATTGTATATCGGAGCGCTCCTTGGACGACTTCCCTTCATACTCACGATTGTCATTAAGAGACATTCTTAATTCGTCCCTATTCGCCTCATCCAGCACCCGTTGTCCCACCTTTGTATTAAGAACTTCAAGCCCGCTCTTTCTCATAAGGTCAGCGATAGCATCGCGCAAAGCCACCTCAGCGCTATTGGGTGTAAGAGGTGTGCCAGCCTTTTGATAACGCTCGTCTGCCTGTGGTTCCGTATTCCCCGTCTCGGCAAGAAAATCTTTCGCGCTCTTTTCACTCGGGAACGCGAAGCCCTTCATAAAGCGATTCCAATACCCACCATGCTTCTTTGCTTTTGCCAGCATAGAAGAATACTCTTCACTGCTTAATCCGCTTTTTTCGTTTGGCATAGCCATAAACATCTCCGCGCCAGTCTTTGTGTGGTGCTTCAATTCATAGTGGTAAGGCGATGACTCCGTTGTGCTTTCGTTTTGCTCAGACGAAGGGCTTTCCTCTGCTTGGGGTGCAACATTGATAGCAACCCCTTGTTCTTCATGAGGCTGTTCTAATCCCATTTTCTCCCTGGTTATGTCAGATTCAACTTCCTCTGCCGTCTTTCCAAGCAAACGACACACCAAATCATTGTAGGCTTTGTAAATCTCTACAGCCTTTTCGTTATGACGGTGTTCGTTCCATTCAATTTCTTGCGCATACCTCTGATATTTGGTTCGCAATTGCTGCTGCAAACTAAAGTCGCTAACAGTAAGGTCAAGATAAAAGCCCATTGCGCTGCCTTTTGTTCTGATGTCTATACCATCCTCTTGGGCTTGTACGTCCACCACGCCTTTCAATTCCTTTATATCTCGCAAAGCGGGTGCGGCACGTTTCAGCATACGCGCCTTTTCGTCAATGGTTCGGCTTGGCATCTGAATATCGCGAATATCCTCAAAGAAATCTTCTATCTTGTCGTATTTTCTACGACTGAGGTCTATTCTGCGATATTTGCTTTCTGCTTCACTGCGAAGACTTTGATTTGTTACCTTATCAATGACCAAAACGCGAGCCATAACGGATGTGCCTGCCTGTTGGAAGGTAATATCTGGCAGCATGATTTCACCTGTGACAACGGCATTTTCCTGTTCGTCAATCCACTTATCAAATTTCTTGTCTGTTGAACCTCTCGGGATAATGGCCACAATGCGGCCTCCTTCTGTAAGGTGCGTGAAAGCCTTAGCCACATGGTCAACGGCCAAACGTCCACCCGTCCCAAAAGGAGGATTCATAAATATAACATCATGTTTGTTTACAACATTGTAGCCTTCAAATATTGTGTTGACGAATTTGCGTCCGCTACCTCCTGCCTTTAATTGCAGTTTAGCAAAGAGGTTTTGTGATGGTTCTATCGCGGTCAACGGATTTGCAGACGGCACGTAGCGGGCAATAGCTCCATGCCCTGCGCTTGGCTCAAGTGTAGTTTCCCCGTCGTTGAGATTTCCCCATTCCACCATTTTGAATCCAAGCGGTTCTGGGGTTGGATAATAGTCAACCCCCTCGCGGCTGTCTCTTTTTCCTTTCAACTTCTGATTGCCGTAATAGTCAAGCACGGCGCGGTCAAATGGCGAGGTCTCGTCTCTTTCTGCTGCGTCTGCCTCTTTTCCGCCAAAGCCCTGTTCTTCAATAGGGACATCCTTTCCGCTCTCCTCTACACTGCGAGCAAAGCTTTCACGAAGATTGCGAGCCTGTGAGCCAAGTGCAAGATTTTCCGTTGTTCCAATCTGGCCGTTGAATTTCTGCCCGAAGAGTATTATTTCGGAGTTCAAGCCAAGCAAGGGGTATTCAAATATAGCATTACTGCGGTTGCCGATGCGATAGATGCGTCCCTCAATCTGCAAAGCGGTAATCGGGCTTTGCGGAAGAGCAAGGGTAATCAAAACACGCTGATGTTTTCCTGTCGTATCGTGAAGGGAGATGCCTTCCTTGCCGCTCGCCTCCTGAATAACGATAATATTCTTACCGCTCTCGTCGTTATTAAAACTATCAACGGCTTGGTTCTTTACCTTTGTGGATTCCTGACCAGAGAAATAAAGCACGTTGTCTGCGCCGAAAGCCTTTGCAATCTGCTCTCTCGGCATACTGTAATCAAGCATTGATTCCCACTTCAAGAGGCCGCGCCACTTTTCCTTAAGTTCTTCAAGACGATGGCGAGCTGCATCAATCTCCTCTTTCGGCTTGTTCTCCATTTTCATTTCATCAATAATGGCGTGGCAGGCTGAGAGCATGGCGGCGAAAGGTGGAATAAGAGGGGTCTTGCTTTCTACGCGACGGTGGAATATCACGACTTTTCTTCCTGCTTCAAGATGTTGTTTGATGCGTGGAATAAGCGTTGCCACCTTAAGCGTTTCAAACAAAGCTCCCGCGTAATTGTAATTACCGAGCACCTTATGGTAGGCCATATTGAAATATTTATCCCTTAGAATCTCCTCGGCAGCGTTGTTAATTTCTTCGGCATGTTCTACGGAGACAACAGGAAAATCGCGCGAATAATCATATTCAGAGTCAATGATTCTTCCGCTCATGGTGCATAGGGTGTGTTGTAGCCAATCACTAAACTCGCGTTCTTGCTGGGCTATGGCTTCCGCATTTCTTTCTGAATGCTCCAAACGTCCATAGCGCCACTTATATGCCGCACCGAAATGCTCTTCAAAGAAGATGGTCTGGGGTGACGCAACACTATACCCTCTTGCCTGTTCATTGTCTGGGTAAGAGAATATATACCCCTGTGCGTAATCAATGTTTTCACGGGTATTGAAAGGGGTAGCGCTGAGGAATACAACCTTTGTGTGTGCAGCATCCTTTTTGGCCTGCTCTTCTATCTGTGGGTCAACCTTTTTGATGATAGTTTCCGTCAGTTCCTGAAAACGATTGTGAAGTTGCGCAAATTCGGGGAAACGTTCAGTATCTTCTTCATGCCAATTAAATGCGTCAGTGGAATGCGGAATAAGCCCCTTGCTGACGAGTGAACCATCCATTTCGTTAGGATTCTCCTGCGTTAATTCCTTAACGAGTTGTTCCCTTTTTTCCTTAAACTCATCGTTTACCTTGTCGCGCTCTTGGTAGAATGGATTGATTTTACGAAGCCTAATAGTGGCGAATGCGGCATCCCGATTGGCTATCATGTGATGCTGGTTTGTCCCTATGGTGTTTGCAGCATTCTTGTTTTCCATCAGACGATGGCTTTCATCATATACGATGAGGTCGAACGTGCCGTTTAGAAGTTCTTCATTCTGCCTAAAATTGGCGTAAGTAGTAATGATAGTGCCTTCTCCTGCCTCTGTCGTGGCAGTAGTTCCGCGTTCCTTTGCCCAATCGTCAAGACTTTTTATTTCAAGGCCGAGATTCTTTCCGTCATTAATCCAGTCGCGCACTTTGGGTTGTGACGGCGTGAGGATTAAAATACGTTTCTTTCCCTGCTTGACAAAGCGCTTGACAATACCGAGACCAGTATAGGTTTTTCCTGTTCCCGTGCCATTGGTAAACATGTAACCCTTACCGTTGGCGTGCTCTCTATCCTGATGGGTTTCGTCAAAGAACTGCGTTTCGGCTCTCAGTACATCTTCTTGCTGCTGAGGAAGCAGGAAGGGCAGGGTTTCGCGGATGTTGTTTATGTCACCCGTCTTCACTGATATACTTTCAGCCTGTCTCTGTGCCTCGCGCTTTTCTTCTATTGTAGTTCTTACCTTATTGCGCAAATCCTTCTTGCTATAGATAGAAGCCCATTCTTCAAGTGTATGTATCTGACCGTCAAACGGTATCTTGGATTTCCACATTTCCTTAATGAAGGCATCTATCTCATCATCTGAAAGATTGGCATCGCGGAGGTATTTTCCTATGGCCTCCTTTACGTGGTTTGCCCATTCGGTAAAACCATGCACGCCTTTTCGTATATAGGCATAGCCCACCTTAGCCCCTACTTGTATCAAGCGGGGCAATATCTCCATTTGTTTTGAATTGAGGCCAACAAGGCTGATGCTGAGTTCTCCGCGTCCTGCCTTGATAAAATCATCCAAGACATCCTTAAACTCACCTAATGCCTGGTTAAGGAAGTCGTCTGCGCTCTCATCTTTTACAGATTCGGATGCAGCTCTCCGTGTTCCATTTTCCGTAGCAGGATTGCCGCTTTCTCCTCGTCCGCTTCGTCCGCCATCGCTTCGCGTGCGCCCACTCGTGCCCCCTCTTCTGGGCTTTCCACTGTTGGCATCACGTCTGCCCACTGGTTGTTCTTCTGTAGAAATGCCTGTATTGCTTCCCTCTCCAGCGTTATCACGAGTGCTTCTCTCACCACTCTTTCCACCATCGGATTGTTCGGAAACATTTTCTCTGCTTCCTCCATTATCCACTCTGCCAGCTGTTCCTCCAGATTTTCCTCCTGTGTCTCGTCCTTCACTTGCTGAATTACTTCTGCCAGCCAGCTGTGTTTTGTCTTTTGTGCCGCTATCTGATGCAGCACTTCCATTGGGATTCCTAACATCTTCGTAAACTTTTAAATAGGATATACTTTGTATAAGCCCATGATTTCCGCTTAGATAATCCAAGGCGTTTGCCTTGTTCACTTCATCGGTTGGGGCATTTTGTATTTCTTCTTCCGTCAGAGGATTCTTGCTCGCTTCATCCATGCGTTCTTGTGCGTTCTTCTCGCTCCAAGGTTTACGCTGCGCTGCCGCCTCTGCTTTCTTTACTCTGGCCTCTGTGTAGTCGCGCATAGCTTCGTAGACATGCAGCAAATCTGTCAGCTTTTTCTCTGCCGTCTCAAAGCGTTTTAAGTCTTCGTCACTCTGAATTGAAGTGGCTGCACCATTTCTTAGGACTGTAAGCCTGCGTTTGGTGTCTCTGATTTTATTCTTGATAGCTCTTAAATCAGGTATCATTCCGCGATTTTCCACATCACTGACAAAGTTATCATAAACTTCTTGATATTCGCCATACTGCTTTGACTTATCTGCTTCGACTGGCTCCGCTGATTTATTTTCTTCAACATCTGCCTCTTCTACATGATTTGCATCAGTATTCTCAGCGCTATTTTCAGCCTCGGCTCTTTCATCTTCCTTCTGCCGCTCCAATTCCGTAATATAATCTTGAAGTGCATCAGACTGGCCAATCAATTGAGAGCGTTCGTCCGTAGCAAATCGTTCAACATCGCCCAAAATATTGCCAAGCATTTCTTCTGCCTGCTCCAGCGTGGTATTGCTATCATGCAGTTGCTGAATATAGGTATTGTATGCCTCCGTTTGTTCGTCAGTATGCCGATAATCATATTCATCATAGATACTCATGTGGTAAGCGCTGTTTATATCACCCTTGCCGTCCTCTTGCATATACGCAAGCAATTCCGAATCCTTCATTTCGGGAACGCGCTTATCAAAGGCAGCGGCTTCCTCTGTGGTCTCCATCGGGAAATGTTCGACGGTGCGCTTTACCTCATTCTCTTTGGAAACGTGGGGCTTTCCTTTCTTAGATGCAGAAGGTTTCTTTTCGTTGTCGGAAACATCTGCCGCTCCTGCTATCACGTAATGCGCAAACGGTTTGGTCTTCCTGTGACTGCTATCCACCCACTTCTGAAAATCGTCCGTCTTGATTCTGGCCACGACAATTCTGCGCCCATTCTCCCAACCCTTTTCATAGTTGGAAAGATAGGCGCTCCGTGCCTCTTCCATACTATTGAAGCCAAGCATCACCTTGTGTTCGTCAAACGTGCCATCGGGGTTGTACTGGTCAATCACAAACACATATTTGCCGTCCCACTTATCCATGTCTTCTGCAAGAAACACGTCTATATGGTCTCCGTCCACGCCCTCCGTGCCACGGATATAGCCGTAGGTATTGTTCATCTTCACGCTCCACTTCTTGCCGTTGGCATCCGTACCGCTGCGCTCGCTTCCCTTTGGGTTTTCGATGGTAACGTCAAACGCGCCAACCTGCACATGACCTTTCTTGTAGTTGCCAGCCTCTTTCTGTGCTTCGGTGGGGTCGGTGTTCACTTCGGCTGAGGCTGCTTCAATTTTGGCTTTAAGTGTATTTTTACCCTCACTATCAGCGACTTTTTTAGTATTTTCTTCATCAGAAGTTTGTTGGTCTGCTGGTAAAGTCGTACCTTTGTCTAAAGAAACGGTAGGCTCACCGTTGGGTTCTGCGTTTGTAATGCCATCCTTAACATTCGCAGAAAGCGAAGAGTCACTTGATACGGCATTGGTCGGTTGCTGAGGTTCGGTCTTAGCGACCGTTTCTTTTTTATTAGAATACCCTTTGCGGAATATACCGCCACTATTTACGTTCCAATACGAACCATCTTTTGATAATTCTATGAATAGGGTATTGTCGTGAGTGTCTGTTACTTGAATGAGGAAAGTACCACTTCCATCATCTCTACGCTTACCTACTCGAATGTTATCTGGGTCATAGTGGGTTGCTACGAACGAAACAAATTCTTTTACAGAAGTGAAACCTGCTTGACGAATTTGCTCTCCGTGATTAGCCTCTATATGAACAAGACCATATCCTTTGCCTGTATTGGCATCTTGGAAACCCTCACTCAGTTTTATCGGAGCAGCCGTTAACCCGCTATCATCTGTGATTTCGCCAAATACAGTAGTTCCATTTTCTGCCTTGATAAAGGGTCTACCATTTTCGTCTAATTCGTTTTCTTCACTTTCTTCCCTTCCTTCAGTAGGCGGTAGATTTCCTTTCTCTCCTCCAGTTGAGCCAGCGTTTTCAGTTCCTCCTCCACGCTCGGACGATTCTGTTCTTGTCTGATTTTGTTCTCCGCTTGCAGATGGTTTATTGCTTCGGGGTTGCCTTCCTTGGCCTTCTTGATTACGGAGAGCCACATCAGCACCTCCATTTGCGACATTGTTGTTTCCATTCTTTGCTGGTTTATAATTAATTCCTAAAACTTTTTTAATGACCTCGGCAAGAGAATACTCGGTTGTATCTGCCTCCTCAAACAGAGTGGCGGCTTTCTTCCCTTGTGCAAGGTCGTACATCTCGTTGAAGTAAGACGCAATGGTCGTCTGCGACATATCGCTTGCCTTGTACAAGCCAGCAAGATGCAGTGCAAAGTTACTGAAATTATCCGCTGGCATGTACTGCTCAAACCTATCATCAAGTGCAGTTTGATGCTTGAATATTTCAATAGCCCTCAAAACTTCCTCCATGTTCTTTGCAGAAGCGAAGCCTTCGTCCTGCATCAGCGCATTGTAAGCGATGATAGACGATTGTATCTCTGGCAACATCTTTCCTGCAAATGGTGAGTCCATGTCACGGAATGCAGTTGAGAGGATTGCACGCTGAGCCTTGGCTGGTAGACGGTCAAACATTTCTTCCAACTGCTGCGAGCCTCCATTGAACACGGCTTGATACAGAACTTTCTGCAAGTCGTTCTTGGCTTCTGGTGTTAGTTTGCCTTTACTGTCGAATGCCGATTGATACTGAGTGTTGCTGATTGCGCCAATTTGGTTCATCCAATTCAGCACATCCTCACCATTTCGGTCTACAAGCTGACCGAAGGTGGCATCATTATCGCTGCTACTGAGCAAGCGATTGGCAAACGTGCGCATATTGTCACCAAGTTTCTGTGCTACGTTCTTTGGCTTGATGCGCTCTACACCACCGCTCTCAGTGTCCTGTGCGGTCATTTGCCCTAAGCGGATAGCCTCGGCATCGTCCACGTCAAGTTGATTGACAAGTACAGGGTGCTGCATGGCGTTGATTGCATTTGAATCAAGTCCTAATTGTTCCGCTTGGTCAAGCAAGTATTGCTTATATGCCTGCTGTTGCTCTGGCAAATTGTTCTGCCAAAGGTAACGGAGTGCGTCAGAGCGGTTGTTGCCTTGAATAACCTCACCACGAGTATTGATGGTTGGTGCTCCTGTGTATGCGGTTGTACTGCTTGTGATTTCCTGCGGACGGATATTTTCAGCAATATTTCTTGCTGCGGTCTGTGAAACATCTTCTGCACGGTTCTTGGGCTGCGCTTCCTCGATGAAGAACATCGGGTTGCGCTTTCCCTGGATATGTGAGGGCTGCAACTGCTCGGCTTCCATAACGACAACATGCCCTTTGGGGAGGTCTTTCTGTGAAAATTTCACTTCCACCTCCTTGCCCACGACACCATTCACAGGCTCTTGACGAGTGAATATCTGACCGCCATAGCGGCGTGCGCCACGCTTTCTTGCGTTTTCTGGCGTATCCATGTGCCATTCGGGAATGCCCTCCAATGCTTCACGCTCACGGCGTTCTGCCTCTTCACGAGCTTCTCGTTTCGCCTTTTCTGCTTCTGCGCGTTCGGTAGCACGTTGGCGTGCCTCGGCTTCCTGCTGGGCACGGATTGCATTCTGACGGTTCTGTTCTACATTTGCCATTCGTTGCCAATGGTTGTATTCGCTCTCAGCTTTGGCGAGTTCAGCGGCATTAGCCTGCTTTGACGCAAGCATCTCCGCTGGTGTCTTGCCTTTCAGTTTGAGTTTCCGCGCTTTCTCCAATGCTTTGCGTTTCTCCTCGGTCATTGCATCGGCAATCTCTTTGGCTGTAGCTGCATTGCCATCACTAAACTCTACAAGAGCATCCCATGCTACTTCTGGATTTTCCGCCTGCTCAAATAGAGGTTCGCCATTTTCACTACGTGGAATGCGCTCCAAGGCCGTAGGCTTATGCTCCTGCTCTGCTTGGGCAATAGCAGATTTTTCTGCGTCTTCCCGCCCTACCTGCGTAGGTGTAGCATCCACCTGTGGCGCGACTTCCGTGTCGCCCACCGCCTCTGTTTCATTCCAAAGCACATTTCCGTTTGCATCAGCAATCTCAGAAACACCATTATCGAAGTCCGCAAGAGGGATGCGGTCTACCATTTTCCCATTATATGGCGCGTCAAACTCAATTTCCACGCCGTCTGCTGACAGATTGGTGACACGTCCACTGACGGCATTTCCGCTGCCGTCTTTCATCTTGACATGGTAATCGTATTTGACTTCTGGCTTCGTTGGCTTCTCAGTAGCATCCGTAGCTGGCTGAGGTGTGACACCCTCTGCCGCTCCCTGCGCGTCTTCTTCCGATACGCCCTCTTGCTCCTTGTTGGCCAAGTTGTACTCCTCATTCATCGGCCCTTCTGCCGCATGGTATTCTTCGTCTGTCTCATCCAAATACGGCTCAATAGCCTCAAACTTACGTCCGCGGCCGCGTTGCTCTCGGAATACATCAATAGGGATAAGATAGTCATTGTTGTTTTGGTCAACGACTAAGACGCTTGCAGGATTCCCTTGTTCGTCATTGAAAACACATTTAATACCAACTTGCCGTCTATGTCCCTCTTCGTCTATCAGAATACCGCCTTGACCTGCCAGCGGAGTGTCCATGTTTAGATTGATAAGTCTCTGCTGTTCCTTATTTTCAGCATCAATCTTATCGTACTTCCGTTGACGCTCGGTCATAGCATCGGATTCTTCAACAATACCTTCCACTTCGGATGCAGGAATCATTTCAATAACACCGTTACCTTCACTGACAACAACCGTTTCACCTGTAATGCTTCCGTTTTCGTATCTTCCACGAATAAGGAACACTGGCTTCTCCCTTCCTTTCACGTTCACCAGAATAATCTTTCCAGAGCCTCCTTCGCTGTCTGCTTCGTTCTCAAAGGTTATCTGTCTGATTACGCTGTCTGCGTGCTGTCTGCGTATGCTTTCGTCAGAGGTGATGCCATCCATCGCGCCCTTCTGCTGCTCACGGGCATTCAGGTAGGCAGACAGTGCAGCGTTTGCGGCCTTCTCGTCAAGCCCCTTTTCCTTTGCAGCTTCCACTCCTTTTTTCAACTGCTCGGCAGGGGTCTCGCCCAGTGTATCGAGGTATGCGTCTATATCATCAGTAACGCCAAGTGCTGACATAGCCATTTCTCGCGTGTCAGCAAATGCCTGTTGTGCCTGTGCATATTCCTGCGGTGTCTGCATGTTGCGACCTTCTGCGTAAGCATGAATGGTCATGGCGTTCAATTCGTTCAACTCCTCGCCCGTGAGTGAGAAGGAATACTTTTCGCTAACAGCATTATTAAATACGGCTTGTGCCTTCTGTGCTCTCACGTAATTAAGGAACGCCTTCTTTTGTTCGTCTGAGAGAGATTTATTCTGGCATACGCCTGCATATATAGCGTTCACCAATGGCTCACCCTCCAGTCTGAGGATTGTGTTTTGAATCTTGTCCCAGTTCTCGTTGCCAAATAAACGTCTTGCGTTGGCTTCTGCTTTATCATAAGCGTTATTGACAGAGCGGAGCGTTCTGTAATACTTGACAGAACTTGCAGTAGAGGAGAGACCAAGCATAAGGATTGAGGAAGCCCAAACACTCAATGCCGTGTCAAGATTTTGTCTGCTATCGAAAATATCGGCAAAGGTATAATTTTCATCGAAGGTAGCCGTCATCGGATTGGCGATATATTCTTCCAATACCTCATTTACAAAGCCATCATAGCCACCTTTTTCAAATGTGCCATACACCTTTGACATTGCCTTGGCAAATGCGCCGTTTTGTATCATGTGGATTGTTTTGTTATACGGAAAGGCTTCGCCAAAACTGCGGAGGCTAATCTTCCCGATGCCAAAAGCCTTGGCCACAGGCTCCAATACGTAAGTACCAACACGCTCTGAGACGTTTTGTACGAGCGTGTTTAATCCTGAGTGTAACAAGGAGTGCCCCCAGCTCTTTTCTTGCTGTGTGCCCGTTACGACAATACGTTGATTTTCATCAAACGTGTAATTCATCAAGCCCATCTTCTCAATTGCAGCATCAGAGATGATGCGCGGCATCTGAAATGAGCTATCAATCACACCAGCGGCATTGATAGCTGCCAGTCGCGTTGTTGCTCGGATGGTGGTATCAAAGAGCCAGTTCGTGCCGTATTTCGCGGCCATTCTGCTTCCACCCCTGATAATACCTCTTGCGGCAACATTTCCTGCGCCATAGGTCGCTATCGAACCAATGGTGAAGGGGAACGAATATCCAGCACCGAATGCTGGGCCATAAAGACGGCCTTCCCCGTGTCTATGAAATGCCGACATTGACTCTTGACTGAGCGAACGTGCAAGCCCTAAGCGGTCTTTGGCTTCCTGACCCATTTTCCCTTCGTGCGCTTTCACTGCAACAAGGTTTTCACGCAAATTATAAAGACCGAAAGTCCAGTTATCCCTATCGGAGATACCTTCAAGAAAACCACCCCAGGCTCCTACTTTGTCTCCTGTGCGTAAGGCTTCTAACGCCTGTGTATATTTCTTAATGGATTTTTCTAATTTTCTTATATTTCCCCTTGCGAGCGCAACTTCATCGCTACGTTTTACGCCTTCTTCAGTTGAAGATTCTAAGAGGTCGTCGTAATATTTTGAATTAAACATTGGTGGAAGATAAGACCCCTTGACAGCATCATGCTTTCCCAATTGCTTAAGCCGCTCCTGCTCTTTCTTTAGCGCTTCTCTGGCCTGCGCAATCTGCTGTTGCAAATACGTCTCCTTGTATGGAAGTTTTTTTGAGATTTCGTTATCCAACTCCACCTTGGCTTTTGCTATGGCATCCTCTTCGCTTTCTCCATTCTTAACGATAACAGGAACGATTTGCAATCTGTCATCAGGGTTTAACAACACCCCCTCTTCGTTGAATTTTCCTCCTAAACCTATTTTAATAAGTTCCTGCGCATCATCCCATCTGCGCTGCTCAATCATGTACGGAAAATAGATAATATGGCAGACTTCCCCGTTTTGAAGGAAGTTGCCGACCACTCTGTTTTTCTCGTAGGGGTCTGTATAGCCTTCCTTTCCTTCTTCGCCGAAGGTCATCTTTTCGTATTGCCGTCTGAATAGCTCGCGCTGCGCTTCTACTCCTCCCCTTAAAATGCTTGGGTCTGGTGCTTGAAGCGGTCTAATACGTCCGTCTTGGAATAATACAAAAATCGTCTTATTCGTGCCTTTATTATAAATGTCGCTTGCCATTAAGGCTGTATAATTGGCATGGTACATTCCGTTCAACGACACATCGTCGGGGTATGCACCATCGGAGCGTTTCAGTCTTCTCTTTTGGTCTTCCTGCTCTAATTCAGCGGTTATCTTGTTTAGTTTATTCTTATCGTAATTTAATGATTCATTCCATCTTAATTCAGAAATCCATGCAGGTCTCTCCTTGCCTAATGCTTGAAGATTTATCGCTTGAAGATAGACCGCATTAGGAGACATACTCGCTGTCTCCTGTGTATAACTACTACCAAGCCCCTTAAGAGCCTTCCACTTTTCATACCTCTCCTGAATATCGCCACCAAGCGATGCAAAAGTGTATTCCTTTGCACCGCCGCATACTTGATTCTCAAAAGTAAGTGCCGCCTCAAATACTGAATCCAAGTCCGCATCCTTTGGCAATGAGCGTATAGGGATATATCGTGCTGTCTGATTCAAGCGTACATAAGAATCCTCTTTTGGCTTCTGATAAGCCTTCTTCTTTAGGTCTTTTGCTGCCTGATTTGCGAGTTCTTCAAGGGATTTTGAGTAAGCGTTGTTCGATATTTCTTCTGCGGCCTGTAGAAAATAGTCCGTTCCAGCATTCCTCATGCGGCTTACATTCGGGTTGAAATCTTGAAGAGTGTCGGTAGGGTGTTGATTTTCACTGACTGCATCAGCGCTCACCTCTGGCTTTTCTTCTTTCTTAGCTTCTGGCTTTTTTGTTGGCGTGACTTCCATGGGCTTCATATCCTTGGATATAGAATCCGCGCCCATAGGCGTTTGTTGTGTCTGCGGGTCTATGGCGTGAAGACCTATCCAATTGGCAAAGTCCTCATAGGATGCACCAAGGTCTATGCCGTGGGATGTCATGGTGTCGTATAATTCCTTGCGATAGGTATAACCCTTTATGCCTGGCTGATAAAACTCGTTGTAAAACTTGTTGTAATCACCATCATAGGCATTATTGTCTTTCAATACGCCATAGAGGTAGTCTGTATATTTGTCAACTACTGGTTTTTTGTCTTCTGCTTTATTTTCCATAATCCTTATTTATGATGGTTTCTTTCTGTTATTCTTCCACTGGCTGGGCTTCTGTTCAATTTGTTCGCCATAGCTAACCCATTTTCCCTTACTCCTGTCGAACTTTATACGCTTCCCTTCATCGTTATAATAGACCGCGCTGCCATTCTGCTTGGCAGAAGGGATGTATCTGTAACCTCCCTTTGGTTTGGTTTCTCCAGCCCCAAACATAGCGCCCTTCCTCTCTGATGTAGAGTTAACATAAGCGCCCTTGTACTTCTTTGCTGCCGCATTAGCTTCTTCCTCGGTTGCATAGACGACATGAACGGTGAACTCCTTGGCCCTCTCGGCATTCACAGTCCCTCTCGGAACGTAGATATATCGGTTCATGCGTCCCTGCTTGTCTGGCTTTCCTGTACCGCCTGCACTTGTTTCGCTTCTGTACTTGTTGGCTTCTGCTTGACTTCTCGCTATGGTTGATGCACCAACGGCGGCACTTGTCGCGGCACGTTGCTTGGCAACGCTGAGCATTCCTTCGTTGTGCCGTCTTTGGTCTTCTGTCCTCTGTCTGTCGTTCTCGGCTTTCGCTTTTGCTGCTTCCTTGCGTGTCTCGGAATCCTGTACTTTGAGGTCAAGGTCAGACTGGGCAATAACGCGGTTGAAAGCATCCTGTGCGAGCTTCTCTCTTGCAGTCTTTGCAGCAAGTTCCTGCTGTACGGCTTGTGTATTAAGTACGTATTTGTATTTGAGAGCCGCCATATACTTTGCATCATCCTTCTCGCGCTGCGCTACCATTTTATCCCATCGTGCCAAATTAGCCTTACTCATAGAGGCGTTGGGGTTATAGGCGTTAGGTGCACCCTTTGTTGTGAAGTAGAGGTTGGAAAGCGCTTGGATGCCGTCACTGATAGCTGAATACAAAGCCCTCTGCTTGGCTCGCTTATTCTCGCGTTCTTCCTGCTCTTTGGTGCGCTTGGTGCGGTCTAATATCTCGTTGAGATAATTATTTAATTCCGTAAGTGATTTAACCTGCGCCTTGTATGCCTCTGAGGGTGCTTCGCCCTTCTCGTTTAAAACGCGATTGTAGGCTTGTTCTGGTGTCTCCTTAACATTGACTGGTGGCATGGCAGTCGTCTGTGGCGTTGTCTGCTGTGCTGCCTGCGGTATTCCGTATTTCTGCGCATAAAGTTGCGTGGCCGTTTTCATATTCTGAGGTTCATATAACTGCGACTGCGGAATGTTAAGCGGTGGATTGCTCGCCAATGATGTCTCTGTAATCGCTGGCCTCTGCCCATAGTTTGGGCTGGTGTTACCTTGGATGGCAGAAGGCGCTTGTCCTCCAGAAGAGGTCTGACCATTCTGCCAGTCCACGGGATATTGAGGATTAGCCTGCGGTGTGACAGGCTGCTCCTCCTGTTTTGGTTTAACTCCTAAGATGTCACTTATTGCACTCATACTTTTGCGTCGGTTTTCTGTTTCAAATCCTTTTTAGCCTCTGCCATCTCGTCAAAAGCAAGCCCCGCCGTTGCTGCGGCTTGTCCGACACCTTGGATGGCGGCTGCGGTATTAGCTTGTTGTTGCTGAGACATCTGCATTCGTCTGTTGGCGAAGTTCTGTGTGTTGACAAGATGCTGATATTCGATTGCGTCACGTTGCGCCATGCCTTGTGCGTTGATATTGCTCGCGGTCTGAGCGATGGCATTGTTGTTTTGTTCGCGTGCGGCCGCTGCTGCCGCCGCCGTGCCGCCCATCACGGCGCTCTGCCCTGCCGCCGCCTGATTACGTTTGCGGATGCTGTCTTGTGTCATCGTGATAAGGCGCTGTGCAGAGGCACGCTGTGTATTGTCAGTATTGTACTCCCTGTCATACCAAGCCTTCTCTGCCGCTTCCTGCTCTTTGAGGAGACGGCGTTGTTTACGGGCTTCACGCGCATTCTTGATGCCGCCGAAGATGGCGCTTGCTGCGCCGACACCTGCTGAAATAGCTGTTCCTATTGCCATAATAGTCTGTTTTATAAAGATATATATATGAGACAAATATAATCATGTATTTTTGCTATCGGTTTATAACTTTATAAAGCGAAATGGCAACGGCAGTAAGAAAATGTGGAAGAAAAAAAGGTACGCCGAATAAGGCTACACAATTGGGTCGGGAGACTATCGCAAAGTTTCTTGATGCTTACTCTTCCACGGGTCTCATGCACGAGGACTTTATGAAGCTAAAACCGCGCGAGCGTCTTATAATTGTTGAAAAACTGCTGCAATACCACATGCCGAAGTACCAGGCAATCACTTACGATGTAGCTATCACGGAAACAAAACTTTCCATTGAGCAGAAATTGAAACAACTTTGCGGAGAGTAGATTTTTCTTCATAATATTTATTAGTTTCTTTAGCCATAAAGGGCCTGCGCTCCTTGCTGAACGGCCTGCATGTTTGTTCCTTGCTGTATCTGCTGTTGAAGCTGCGGCGGTAGTCCCTGCGGCTGCTGCCCGTTAGCGATTTGCTCCTGCTGGCTCTTTACACTCTGCAAGAGACTGTCGGCAAACGGGAAGTTACCATTTTCAAGCAACTGTTCCAAAGAAATTTGACCACTCCGCCAAATCTCCATTAGGAAGTCATTGGCGAGCTGACGGTAAACAGGGGATGATGCACTATCCTCAATGCTGAGGTCATACTCAACGTCCTGCATCTTTTCTGGGTCGTACCCCACTTGTGCGCCCCTTCTTCCTGCAATATTGATAATGCGCTTGCTGTCGTAGTATTGCTGTATATTCTTTACCGTCTTGTACGCGCCGTCTATTATGAAGTTGTTGAAACTTTCAAAAACATCACTCAACGATACGGCTGCATTGTTGGTCTGCTGAGCATAAAGCGTTCCGCTGGTTCCAGACTGGGCCTGCTTGCCTTGGATGGCTCCAGTTACGCCGCTCACATTCTCAAAAAACTTCAATTGCAGACTAAGTATTTCATTGATGCCAATGTTGGTTGAGTTGTTCGCCACCTGTTGGGGGATGCGTCCGCTCTTTCCTGGCTTGTAGAATACAACACCATTAAACTTACGCCATTCGCTGGCAAAACGCTTCATGCTAACACCTTCGGGGATACAATCGGTAGGAATCATAAGCACACCCTTTGCCGTGGCGCGTATCAGCCAGTCAAACAGGGTTATCAGTCGGTTCACGTAACGCTGTTGGTCTATGAATCCACCCATAAAACTCTTAATAACGCCATCAATGAATGGGTATGCCTTGAATACGTATGGGTGACTCTTATGAGCGTAGGGTGTCTCGCCCTCATCCAAAATATATCCAAGCGGAGTAATGAAGTAATAATACCAATAGGAATCCAAAAACGCCTCGGCCTCTATGAGCGGTATGTCGTCTTCTGCCATGCCAACGGACGTACCTTGTGCGATTCGTTGTTCGTTGACGCTTACGACAAGTTCTTGGTAGTCCGCTTCGTCAACCTTGAAATATTCTCCAGTATTGAGGTCGTGACATCGAAATCTCGGTTTCTGTTCTTTCCTCCACACTTCTATCACCCTGCACTTGTTTGTGTCTTCGGCAAAGAGAAAGTCAAGGCGTTTAAGGTCGAAGTTACCAAACTGACGCATAGAATAACTTATCTGCTCACGAGTTCTTGCGCTTTTGTATATCTCTTTAAGGTATCGCGCATCATCACTACTCTTGGCAAACTGAGAGCATAATTCTTCAAAGGTAATATCGTGTATCTCACCAATGCAGTTGACATCCCATCCTCTGAAATCTCGCACGCCGTCATCAATGAAGAAATAATTTGGATTCACATAATCAATCCAGCAATCATTGTTCTCATTGCGCCATTCATACGACATACGATGCACCACAAAGCCGCTGATGAGAAATTCTTCAAAACTTCTTGGCTTTACTTCATTCATTCTGTTCTTCTGCATCACGCATTGAAGCACAGTACTCATGGTCTCGCTCAACTCCTGCTCGTCGCGGTCTCTTGCAGAGCAAAACGGCTCTTTATTTTGTGAACGAAATACGCCGAGCATACTGCGCATAACGCTCCACATGTGGTTGTTCTGTAAAGGTTCGCTACCCTGTGAACGAATATAGTCCGACTCGCGCATCTTCGTGGTGCATCCGAGCCTTCCTTGCACTTGAATGTAGTCTCCAAGCTGGTCGCCATATACATACCTTCTTGTCCTCTCGCGTTCCTTGCGGAAGGTCTCCATATTGTTCCAGTAGTCCTGCACTTGATAGAGGATGGCAAGCCCACGGCGATTTCCCTTTAGTTTTGAACGCTCAACGGTATCAAATTCCACGTTGGGTTTGACACGTCTTCCGCTGACAACGCTCATTGAAAATAATTTGTCGGCCATAAAATCATGATTTTTCACGAAAATAATAACACGCCGTGTTATGCTTTCAATATCTTTATAATACAGATGGGGCGTACCAATAAGCACGCCCCATCTATTCACGTCAAAATCTTGTTTACACTCTCTTTCAGCATACGACACATAAGTGTTTTCATGCGGTAGATGCGTGAATTTTTCAGGGCGTTCACCCTCTGCTGGCTCATACCACTTAACTCAGCGATAGTGCCTTCACTCATTCCTTGTTCAATTAGGTAATCAACGAAAACTACACGTGCATTCACACTTCGTTCGCTTCTGCTTGTCGTGAACTCTTCAAAAGATAAACCGCTTGCATTCATTGTTGCTTCAACGGCTTTGTCAAATAATATCTGTAATTGTTTCATTTTTGAGGAATTAAAAGGTTGAATAATCATTAAGGATTATTCTTGCTTCTGCTCCTCTTGGGATAAACAAAATAATACCACGCGCCAATTATCATCAGCAACACCGCGGCGAGCTGAAAGAGGCTGTCTTTGAATCGCTGCAAAATCGGCGGTTTCTCCTTCACCGTCTTGTTTTCTTTCTCCTTTCTCGTCTCTTCCTTGTCCGTTACGCTCGTTTGCCGCTCCTCCTGCTTGGCGTTGACATAGTGCTTTGCGTTTCGGTTGGAAATGATTTTCTTTTCGCGTTCCGTGTCGGTGCGGAGAACCTTGCCATCTGAATCAACCGTTACCATTGTTAGCTCGGTAATAAAGACGGTGTCGGAGAGATATACGGTGTCAGCAATCGTAAGAATCTGCCGTTGTATCAGTGTGTCACGCCTTTCAATCCTCACTGAATCTGTGAACTCTTTCTCAACGCTCGTTGTCTTTCGCGAACATGAAACAAGAGAGAGAAGAACAATAAAGAATAACAATGCTTTTTTCATATCATCGCTATTAAAATGCCTGCAACATCACAGAAGAAATCTTTCCACTCTGACGTTCCCTGCCCTGTGAATCTGTCGAGCAATTCCTTGGAAACGGCAACAAGCAGCATAACCGCCACCATCACCCATACTGGCAGGAAGATAAGTGCCATCTTGGAGATAATGGTCATTACGATAATATGTGTAAGACCATCAATGCCAAGCGAGGCAGCGAAGCCTGCCACCTTGCTGCACAGCTTATAAAACCACTTAATCATTTGTTCAAAATTAGATTGTCGTACATAATTGAATTAATTCTGCGCTCCCAGCCTCTAAGATTTTCCTGCTGGCTCTTGTCGTTCTTAGCAATACTCTTGACGAATAACAACCGCATCTGCTTGATACGTCCAAACAACGGCAAGCCGCTTGTGCTATTGATGGCAGCCAACGTCTTGTTTCCGATGATGCCGTCAACCTTCACGCCTACGAGCTTCTGTAATTGTCGCGCCGCCGTGCCCACGCCGCTTGCCCATGCCCAATCAACCATGATGTTAGCAACATTTTGGTCTGTCACATTATCCAATTTGAGCGCATCCCAATACATGGTTTTAAAAATCTCTTCCCATTCGCTGGTAGTCATCGCTTTCAAGGTTTCAACCGTTGCAGGCTTGCACTTTTTAGCGCAATACCCTCGCCACGTGTTTATCGTCACGCCCTTGTTTGTCGCGCCTCCTCTGTCGTTCTTTCGGTTGCAAAAACCGCCCTCCCATGATAAAATGAAGGGAATTATTTGTTTGTAGTTTGCCATCTTACTTCTCCTCCTTCGTTGCCTCCTCAAACGCCTCGCCTGCATCCTTATCCTTCTTTTTCAGCATAGCGACAATAAAGCGTTTAAAAGAGAAATTAAACTTCACATTATGTATAGCGCACACATGACCTTTTATGCTATCCAGTTCAAATATGGCAGCAAATACAGAGCCTAACGCACCGCCTTCCTCGTATGTACCTATGCCCATAGGTTCAAGGAAAGATTTTCCAAGCAAAGCTCCCGTCATGATGTAAATCATGTACTCGATGAACTTGCAAACGGTTCTTCGCCCTGCTCTGCTATATCTGAACGATTCCTTTTTTACCTTCACACTCTCAGTCAGACCCAAGTAAAAGTCTGCAATTATCATGAAGATAATAAACAACACCATCCACCGCAGACCGTAAAACGTTTCTTCTATCTCTGTCGGAATGGTGTAATACGCTCCGATGCCTGCCAAGGCAACCAACGGATTTAGAATAAATGACGATTCCATCTTAGCCCTCCTAAAGAAAATCAACCATTCTGTAATAAGCATCACTGAACTCTGCCTTTCGTCTGAACTTCGCCCACATCCAAGGAATCGGAAGCAGTGTCTTCCAATTATCCTTGGCCAAGACGTCATAGGCGGCAGTGTAGTACGGCATATCACAACTTGACCACAATACGCGCCAATCGGGCTTCTTAACGCTCAGTTGCACGCATTGAATATTACTGAATCCTTTGAGGCATTCGGCAAGTTTTCGGAAATTTTCGTAAACCTCCGTGCCTTCTTCGCATTCTCCTTCATAGGTAAGCAGATACTTCGTCTTGACTGGCGAAGATGCTGCAATGCCGTTTAGTTCTGCCATGAGTTTTAGCAGGGATTTCTTAGCTTTCCAAAGCCCATGTGCGGCAACGAATCTTCCTCTGCCCTTGTCCCATTTCAAGCGAAGGTCAAACAGACGGCAGCCGCATCTGTGCTGTTGCACCAAGGTTTTTGACTGGCATTTTGAAAACGCGGAGACAAGGAACGACAAAAGGCCGTCACCTTTCTCTCCTGTAAAGCTGTTATGTGATGCAATTTTAATCATGTCTTTCAGTTTTAATGGTTCAACGTTCCTGCCTCTTCCAGTTTATCAACGAGTGTTTTGCAGATAATTCGTAGATGGTTGATGGCAAACTTTGCTTCGTCAAGAGTGGTGACGCTTGGCACGGCCTTCAAGAACTCGTACTCACTTTGCAGATTGAGGTTGGCTTTCTTTACGCCGCCAAGAGTATCAGCTTTGGCAGGAAGTAGTTCAAGTAGGCCAACGCTTTCATCGTCAATGTAGTCGCCTTTATCACTATTATCACAATGAGTAGTAAGACCCTTCCCGATTTTTACAAGACCTGCTGCTTCTTGGGATGCTGTAGTATTAATTCTGCCAGTAACGATTGGAAGGAGAGATGCACTGCTGTAAACTTTCTCCAATTCTTCGTAAGTAGCCACATCGAACACAATGCCCCCTGTCTCTTCATAAAGCACTGATTTCAAAGCCATAGCGCCATTGAAAAAAAATAAGATGGGAATTAGGTCCCACCATAAGTCGGAACCACCTCCGCCTGTAAAGTGTTTCATTTCTATTGAATCATAATCAAATACAAATACAATATCATTTGCCAAACTATCAAATCCTGCATTGAAAGTCTTTTCGTCTACGCCTATAATTTTTTCTGATGCAATTCTTTTGCCCAACCCACCTACATCATAAACATCTGAAAACCAATAAAAAGGCTTTCCGTTTATCAAGGATGCGACTATAATATATGATTTATAGAAATTTTCTTCTGTCGCTGTTTCTGGGTAATTCAAATATTGAAGTTCATTTCCATTTAATTGCGTCAGCACGGCATCATACTTTGCATACTCATACGATGTGTATAACTTCACTACCTTCAAATCCTTCTTCTTCGGGCTGCAAAATTTCTCCCCATTCATCACGATGTCTCCCTCTGTCGTGAAATGAATAATCGCGGGATTCGTAGCCTTCAACGCATCCGCTGTCGAAGTGTTCACGTCAAATCTAAATATGCGACCTTCAAGCTTTTTCCAATCTACTGTTGCCATAACCTTATAAAATAACAACATTCTCTGACAATGTGAAATGACAACATCTGCACATTGCCAAAGAATGTTTGGCCCGAAGGCCGTTTAACCACACTTAGTTAATAATTAATTTTTTACTTGTTTTTATTCTCCCCTCCGACAAGATTAATATTCGTAATCTCGATAACGTTCAGAAGGCGCATCGTAAACTCATGCCATTCCTTTTCAAATGGTGCAACCATCTCGGGCGTGACGTGAATCTTATTCAGCGTACCAATGATGTTGACGATAAATCCTTTGACGTTAACAGCTTCAAACATACCTTGGTCGTGCGTCATGAAGAACTCGTACAAATCAATCCAGCAAAGACCCTTAAACACTACGTCTTTTAGGATATTGGTCGTGTGCGTCAGAGATTCTTTTCGCATTCGGTAGGTGTAACCGATAGTGTCGGCATACGCAACCTTGTTGGCGAAGAACATCATCGGAATAATTGTCGGCGTGTCCTCGATATAGCGTCTATCGCTATATGGGACTTTGTTGCATAGTTCCTTGCGGATAATCTTGTTATTCATGAAAACAATGCGCTCGCCCCAAAACTTGGCAACCTTGTCGCGGCCTTCCGTAACACAGTTTCCATAGCTCGTTGCATCCCATGAGCCATCCTCTTTGAGGATTTTCACGCCGCCGCTGACAATATCCGCGCCCGTGGCATCGGCTGTGGCAAGCAGTCTCTTGACAAAATCAAGGTCTATGTAATCATCGCCATCAAGCGTCATTACATAATCTGCACTTGCATAGTCAATGCCTCGTCTGCGCGAAAGGCCAGCGCCAACATTCTCTTCATTCTCCAAGAGAGTAATTCCCTTGATTCTTCTGAGGATGTCAAGCGTGCCGTCTGTTGACTTATCTTCAACGACAATAACCTCACACTTCTCTGTCAAGTTTTTCATACGCTTCTCGTTTGAGTGTGGCGTATAGCTCTGAATATTCGTTGAGGATTATGATTTTCAATTTCACGTCCTCCTTATCTTCTTCTATGTTATAGACGGAGCAATCGCTGCATTGCCAATCTTCATCAACGATTAATTCAACTTCGTAATTTTTCTTGCCAATCTCCATGTAGAAGTTGGCAGTGAGATAACCGCGTGTGCGGCAGATACACTGCTCTTCCGCATCCTGCATCAGCAATTCTCTTATCTCAGCAATTCTCTTAATCTTATTCATACAACAAGGTTTTAATTAGCTCAGATAGGTGGACTTGAACCACCTGTGCCGCCAAGTCCAAACACAAACGAAAGGTGAATGCGCCAGCTATCGGCATATCTGAGGAGGATATAAAGAATTTATGTAGTAGTTACATGATAGTTACATGATAGTTACATAACTTCTCGTGGCAGCTCACGCGGTATGGATGATGCCGAACCTCATCCGTTTACAACTTCACGACATAGATAGTTACTATCACGTGATGCCACTTTTTCGGGGATTTGGGCCTTGCTACTTATAAATTCACTTCCGTACCCCTTTACCAATAAGTCAAAGAACACTTTTCGCTTGTGAGCCACGGCGGAATCGAACCGCCACACACCATCAACAACTCAATTCTCACAACACAATGAATGGTGTGCAACCATTAGGCTCTGTCTCGTTTTTCTCGGCAAGCAAGCCGACGACGATTAGTCAGATTATCGCGAGACGTGAAAAATAAAACACAGAACGCTTTCCAACTTACGTGGATATTTGTATATTTGCGGTAACAAGTTGTATAACTTGTTCCGTAACACGTTGCAAAGGTATAAAGAAAAAATATACTTACCAAGTAAAAAGAGGGAAAAGTTTACGTGTTTAATATACTTTAATATATAGCATTATGAGCAAATTAAAGCAATATTTTGATAGTCAAGGAATTAGGCAGGTTGATATTTGTAATATACTCGGGAAGTCAAAAGCTCAAATTTCTAACTATTTGACTGGGAAGGTTCCGTTCGGGAAAAAAGCCGCAAAGGAATGGAGTAACGCGTTTGGCTTGTCGGAATCCTGGCTTCTCACGGGTGAAGGTGAAATGTTGCGCAAAAATGCACCGCAACCAACAGTGCAACAAAACAACCATCACTCACCAGGAGCGAGAATGGAGAATAATTACTATATGCGTGGAGGGGCGGAAGGCGGCAACATCGCCGCACAGAACTTGGAGGTAAAAAGCGCATCCGAAGACGCACGTCCAATCATTCCATCATATATGTACAATATGCCAGACTATGATATATATGCAAACATAAAGAATGGTGCTGCAAACATGGAGATATTCTCTGTAGAAGGATTCATGAAGCAGATAGATATTATATACAGAGTGCAGGATAATTCCATGACACCATCCTTCACCAGCGGAGACCTCATAGGCATCAGAAGACTGCCAGAGACAGAACACATCGTTAACGGAGATTATTATGTCATTGACACGAAACCGCATGGCGTACGTCTCAGAATCCTCATTGAGAATGCTGATTCATACACCCTGCGGACGACAGATGCCAACCGCGACAGATATACCGACTTCAACGTAGCCAAAAGCAAAATCATCAGTATCTTTGCCGTTGTATTTCTTTTTAGACATAGCTTCGTCTAATGGAAAGGAAAAGGGAATCTCAAAGAGAACTTGCCAAATTTCTTTACGACTTGGCAAAGACAACATTTGCAACAATGGTTGTTGGTTCGTTAGTTTCGCTTGCAGGACTGACAAACGGGAATTATGTGTTATACATCCTCTCAATGATTATCGGGGTAACATTAGTTACAATTCTTGCATGTACCGCAAATGGCTTAAAAATTATGACAAAAGAAACGTCAAGACAAAATGAAGTAATAATAATAGTATCATGAAGAACATCAATTTAACAAAGAAACATTACTTAGTTTTTGCTCTATCATTATGCTTATTAACTATAATAGGTGTAATAATAGGGATATGGTTTCACAGTGGACTGCTTCCTAAAAACTTATACTTACAAGAAGTCTACGATGTAAAAATCGTTCATACAAACGCCCGATGTGGAACAATTAGACCTCAGGGAATAACAATAACGCCAAGGATAATTAGTAAGGAAAATTTTTTCCGTGAAAAATATTTCGAGGAGTTTAGAACGTGTGGCGTATGCTTCAATGACAGACAATTTGAAAGGTATGAAGATGCCGTGAATGAAGCAACGAAACAAAAGAAATAATATTTGTATATTCAAAAGCCCTACCTTAATCGATAGGGCTTTAAAATTTCCCACCCATGAAATACAGCATACTATTCTCCCCAGATACACGTGGAGACCTCAGATTAACTATACGGTATCAGATGAAGCGTTTTACCTTCTCCCTTGGATATAAGGTCGACTCTGCCAAATGGGATAGGGATACGCAACGGTGTAAACGAAACACAACGCATGGCGAAGAAAAGGTACCTGCGTCAAGAATAAATACGGAGATACAGCGATACGAAAGCGAAATAATCCGCTTGGCAGATGCGTACAAGGAGACACCGACATACGACCAGTTTAAGGAAGACATTTCTTCCTTGTTTAGAATAAAAGAGGACGGGATTTCAAAAAATAAAAACCTGTTTGACCTCTATAATAAATACGTAGAAGAGGCTGGGAAAGAAAGTGGATGGTCATCATCAGTAAGGTATAAGCATAATCAGATATGGCATAACTTGTACGACTTCTTGCCATCGGCAAAAATAGAAGACATAAACGCTGGCATGCTCTCTAAATTTCGCGATTACCTTATTACGAAAGGCTATCAGAACGAGACAGTAAAGAAGAAAATATCCATGCTTAAATGGTTCTTCCGATGGCTCGTCACAAAGGGCATCATTAAGGATGTGAGCTTTACTACTTATCGGGCAAAATTAAAGCGCTCAAATAACACGGTTGTCTTTTTAACTTGGGAAGAGCTTATGAAAGTCTATAATTACCCGTTTAATGAGGGTTACTTATCACGAGCGAGAGATGTATTCTGCTTTTGCTGCTTCACTTCCTTGCGCTATTCCGATGTCGCCAAACTGAAGAAATCCGACATACAAAATGGAATAATCAATGTCATAACCCAGAAGACAAATGCCGCTTTAAAAATCGAATTGAACAAATACTCCAGTTCAATCCTTGATAAATACACGAAAATGGAAGGAGACAAAGCATTGCCAGTCGCATCCAACCAGAAGATGAACAACTACATAAAAGAAGTATGCCGCCAATGTGAGTTAAACGAAGTCATAACAAGCACACATTATGTAGGCGATAGAAAAATAACAGAGAGCAAGCCCAAGTGGAAGGCAGTTGGCACACATTGCGGTCGTCGTACATTTATCTGTAATGCGCTCATGCTCGGAATCGCGCCGTCTATCGTCATGAAGTGGACGGGACATTCCGATTATAGAGCCATGAAGCCATATATAGATATAGCCGACGAAGCCAAGAAAAAACGCCATGAATTTGTTCGATAAAATATAGCGAGTTACGAAAAGTGTCACACATTATGTCACACATTTTTCACAACTCACTGAAAATCAACAATAATTGTGCGCCTGATAGGACTCGAACCTACACGTCGTAAAACACCAGATCCTAAGTCTGGCGCGTCTACCAATTTCGCCACAGGCGCTATTCATTTGCAAAGATAGCGATTTTTTTCGGAATACCGACTGACTCTTCGGAGGAAAAATAAAAGCGCAGGCCAACTTCGCATGATTTGTCCGTTGGTCTGCGCTTTTTACTTAGATGTATGATGGTCGATGAAATCAGCACCTATTATAATATACATACTGACTGGCCTTCTATTTCCAGTGTATCCCTCCGTCCTAAACACTCGGAAGTTCCCACATATTATTACGTCGCCGACAGGCGAGACGTCAACGCCAGTTTGGCACCATTGTACCAACGCGGTAATAGGCTTTCAACTGGATGTCGTAGATCAATGTGGAATAGGCTGGAATGTTTGCAAGGCCGTTCACACCGTTGCCCAACTCGCTCGGGATGTACACCTGCCAACGGTCTCCGATGTGCATATATTGGAGCGCCGTGGTGAGGCCCTCCACGTTGTTGCTGACGGCCACCTTGTTTGGCATGCAATAGAGCGGACTGAATATGTCGGCTTCATTCTTGCTAACACCAGAATAGCTGACGAGCTTGCCGAGTTTTTTTGACTCGGCATCTTCTCCCAGTTCGTTGGGGATGGTGCGCGTCATGAAGTTGACACGCACGGTGTCGGTGTAAAGCGGACAACCGCTTCCTGTTCCGCGCTCCTTGATGAAGACGGCGATGGAGTCGGTCGGAGAGCCCGTTTGGGTGGCATCGTTGTACATCGAACAATAGATGCGCCAGTCGCAATGGGCTTCCCAGTCGTTGCCATATTGGGCTTTGGCGGCGGCAATGGCATTCTTGGCCGTATTCATTGTCTCGGTGAAGTAACTGCTGTTGCGTGCTTGCCAATTGGCATACTGCATGTCTTCTGTGCTCTCGGTTTCCTCGCAGGATGTGAAAGCAAACAGAAGGGTTGGCAGGACGAAAATGAATTTTAAAAGTCGCTTCATGGGCTTTGGGAATGTAAGTTGACGGTCAAAGTTAATGTATGGCCTTGAAGTTCGGGGCAACCTAAAACTGCCGTTTGGCGGCAACGATGAAAGCGCATGGATGGCTAGAACGCTCATCTGCTTTTCATTTCAGAATGCGCAACGATGCAAAAGCCGTTTGGTCTGCTTTGAACGCCTACCAAAAGTTCTGGGGAGAAATGTTTTGTGCTTCTCCCCAGATTGGATATTTCTTTCGTAATACGGCTCTGAGCGTATCAGAGTTTCTTGAGCAGAGACGTGATGCTGACCTTGTCTTCGATGAGCGAACGCAGGCTGTCGATTGAAACGCGCTGCTGCTCCATGGTGTCACGGTTACGCAATGTGACGCAGTTGTCGTTGAGCGTGTCGTGGTCGACGGTGATGCAGTAAGGCGTACCGATGGCATCCTGGCGGCGATAGCGCTTGCCGATGGAGTCTTTCTCGTCGTATTTGCAGTTGAAGTGGAACTTGAGGTCGTCCATAATTTCGCGTGCCTTCTCAGGCAGTCCGTCTTTCTTGACGAGCGGGAGCACGGCGAGCTTCACTGGGGCGAGGGCTGCTGGCAACTTGAGGACTACACGGGTTTCTCCGTTTTCGAGCTTTTCTTCCTGGTAGCTGTGGCACATCACGCTGAGGAACATACGGTCGACACCGATAGAGGTTTCGATGACGTAAGGGATATAGCTCTCGTTGGTCTCTGGGTCGAAGTACAATATCTTACGACCTGAGAACTTGGCGTGCTGCGAGAGGTCGAAATTGGTGCGTGAGTGAATACCTTCCACTTCCTTGAAACCGAACGGCATCTTGAATTCGATGTCGGTGGCGGCGTTGGCGTAATGGGCCAACTTCTCGTGGTCATGATAACGATAGCATTCGTCACCGAATCCGAGGCCTTCATGCCAGGCGAGACGGGTTTTCTTCCAGAACTTGAACCATTCCATTTCTGTTCCCGGCTTCACGAAGAACTGCATTTCCATCTGTTCGAACTCGCGCATGCGGAAGATGAACTGACGCGCAACAATCTCGTTACGGAAAGCCTTGCCAATCTGTGCGATACCGAAGGGGAGCTTCATGCGACCCGTTTTCTGCACGTTGAGGTAGTTGACGAAGATTCCCTGCGCGGTCTCTGGACGGAGATAGATGGTTGAAGCGCCATCAGCCGTTGAACCCATCTCGGTTTTAAACATGAGGTTGAACTGACGGACGTCGGTCCAGTTGCGTGTACCAGAAATGGGGCATACGATTTCTTCGTCGAGAATAATCTGCTTGAGTTCAGCAAGGTCCATCTTATTCATGGCCTGAGCATAACGCTCATGGAGGGCGTCACGCTTGGCCTGGTGTTCCAACACACGTGCGTTGGTTGAACGGAACTGAGCCTCATCGAAAGCTTCGCCAAAACGTTTGCGAGCCTTGGCCACTTCCTTTTCGATTTTCTCGTCGTATTTTGCAATCTGATCTTCAATCAGGACATCGGCACGATAGCGCTTCTTTGAATCGCGGTTGTCAATGAGGGGATCATTGAAGGCATCAACGTGTCCGGAAGCCTTCCAGATGGTTGGGTGCATAAAAATGGCTGAATCGATGCCCACGATGTTTTCGTGAAGCAGCACCATTGACTGCCACCAATATTGCTTGATGTTATTCTTGAGTTCTACACCATTCTGACCGTAGTCATAGACAGCGGCAAGACCGTCATAAATTTCGCTTGAGGGGAACACGAAACCATATTCCTTGCAATGCGAAACGATTTTCTTGAAAACGTCTTCTTGAGCCATTATATTTGTTGCTTTAGATTTGTTACTATATTTGACTGGCGCCCCAAACACATGCAGCCTAAACACCGCTGAATATTGAGCGCCCATTATTTCCGCAAAGGTACGAAAAAAGTTGGGAATGTGGTCAAAACGTCTTTGCCATTATCATTTGTTTGGATTCTAAGGGCACTCAAATCCAGTATCTTTTCACATTTCGCCCTCTGTATGAATGGAAATCCACAAATTATGCTTACCTTTGTTGTAAGGTAAAACGCATTACTAACCAACGCATAACTCATAGGAATCATGATCGTACATATCGCCAACCCGATATACGACTCTGTCTTCAAATACATCATGGAAGACGAGCGTATTGCCAAGACGGTGCTTTCCGCCTTGCTGAAGAAGGAAGTGCTGCATGTCACGATGCGGCCTCACGAATATGCCAACACTTCACGAGACACGCTTTCGATGTTCCGCATCGACTTTGCGGCGACGGTCTGTGAGGAAGACGGTTCGCAGCAAGTCATCTTGATTGAACTCCAGAAAACATGGCTGGACACTGAGACGCTGCGCTTCCGACAATACCTCGGCGTGCAATACAGCAACAAAAACAACATACAGGTCGACTCCAAGAAAGGATACGCCTACCCGATGGTGGCGGTCTATTTGCTGGGACACTGCGTGGGAGACATTCCCGACCCAGTCATCTACGTCAACCATAAGGCTTATAACTACGACGGACAGGAGGTGTCGAAAGGTATGCCGAACCCGTTTGTAGAAAGTCTGACGCACAACAGCATCATCGTACAGATTCCCCTGCTCCGTGGACAGGTCAACAACCGACTGGAGAAGGTGTTGAGCGTGTTCGACCAAAGCAAAAAGAACACACGCGACGCCCAAGTGCTCAACATCGACGAGACGTGCTATCAAGACGATGCCGACATCATGTACCTAATCCACCGACTGACTGCCGCCGCAGCAGACGCGGACGTAAGGACGGACATGAACGTTGAAGACGAATACTTCTCAGCCATTGAAGACCGCGACACGGCCATCATGAAAAAAGACCAGGAGCTGAAGCAGAAGGAATCCGAGCTGAAACAAAAGGAGTCTGAGATTAAGCAGAAGGACAAAGACCTCAAGCAGAAAGACAAAGACCTCAAGCAGAAGGACAAAGACCTCAAGCAGAAGGATGAAGACCTCAAACAGAAGGATGAAGACCTCAAACAGAAAGATCTCATGCTCAAAGCTATGGTCAATGCCATGATTGAGAAGGGAATGAACATTCAGGACATATCTCTTCTTGTCAATAAAGACGTTGCGTTCCTGGAAGAACTCATAAAATAGAACTGCGTAACATATTTCCAACCATAGTATAACCCACAAATCATGATCGTACATATCGCCAACCCGATATACGACTCTGTCTTCAAATACATCATGGAAGACGAGCGTATTGCCAAGACGGTGCTTTCCGCCTTGCTGAAGAAGGAAGTGCTGCATGTCACGATGCGGCCTCACGAATATGCCAACACTTCACGAGACACGCTTTCGATGTTCCGCATCGACTTTGCGGCGACGGTCTGTGAGGAAGACGGTTCGCAGCAAGTCATCTTGATTGAACTCCAGAAAACATGGCTGGACACTGAGACGCTGCGCTTCCGACAATACCTCGGCGTGCAATACAGCAACAAAAACAACATACAGGTCGACTCCAAGAAAGGATACGCCTACCCGATGGTGGCGGTCTATTTGCTGGGACACTGCGTGGGAGACATTCCCGACCCAGTCATCTACGTCAACCATAAGGCTTATAACTACGACGGACAGGAGGTGTCGAAAGGTATGCCGAACCCGTTTGTAGAAAGTCTGACGCACAACAGCATCATCGTACAGATTCCCCTGCTCCGTGGACAGGTCAACAACCGACTGGAGAAGGTGTTGAGCGTGTTCGACCAAAGCAAAAAGAACACACGCGACGCCCAAGTGCTCAACATCGACGAGACGTGCTATCAAGACGATGCCGACATCATGTACCTAATCCACCGACTGACTGCCGCCGCAGCAGACGCGGACGTAAGGACGGACATGAACGTTGAAGACGAATACTTCTCAGCCATTGAAGACCGCGACACGGCCATCATGAAAAAAGACCAGGAGCTGAAGCAGA